CACGTTTTAAACTCTTCTACGTTTTCTAGCATAATGACTCTTGGCCGAACCAGCCCGGCCCAGCGACAGGCAACCCACGCAAGGCCGCGAATAAACTTGTCCTTCGGCTTACCACCTTTTGCCTTGCTGAAATGCTTACAGTCCGGCGAGAACCATGCTAGGCCAACCGGATGCCCTTTGCACGCCTTTACCGGATCCACCTGCCAAACATCCTCGCAGTAATGCTCTGTATACGGATGATTTGCTTTATGCATCTTAATTGCTTCTGGATCATGATTGATGGCAATGTCGACACAGCAACCGGTTGCGTCCTCTATGCCAGTGCTAGCCCCTCCACCGCCTGCAAAATTATCTACTATCAGCTCACCGTTAATCATGGCATTACCCCCGTAATCTCCTAGCTTTACTCAACTTTCTCACACACTCTCTATGCATGTACAACACCGTCCCTCTCTTTGTCCTGATCCACTCTGCATCCCCATTGATCACCTTCTGGCAGATGCAGCAGACCGGGACGGATGTTTTCTTCGGATCATTCATCGGGTCTCCTCCGCGATCATTTGTTTAAGTTTCTTTTCAAGCGCCTCATTTTTAGCAATACGGCTTTTCACTGTTTC